CTATCCACTTCCAGAAGCATTTTTGTCACATCGGCATGCCCGACAAAGGACAACTGCTGACCGCCCTTGGGTAACTTGCCAATAATTTTAGGGTCAGGTACCCCGTATTTAGTGAGGACTTCATCAAGTCCGATTGTTTTCTTTTCCATTATTTTTCTCCCTTCAAGAGAAATGTACGGGTGTGTACTTCTTTTATGTATTGCTTGGCAAGGTCGGGATGGGCAAGGCGCAGTGCTTTAGAATCAAATGACTCCCGCTTCTGCCCCTTCCATGTCGCAACCGTGACACCATTCAATATAGCGGTGTCTGCTTCACCTAGCAACTCGCAAACCTCTGCTTTTAATTCATCTTCCATCTGCTTGTACGATGCAAGTTCACTACGGACATGACGCAACCTCTGTATTAAGTCAGCAGTTTCACTAGGCAACTCAACACTGCGAGACACAGGACGCTGATACCTAGTCTGAATAGTTTCATAAGACCACCGAACACCCGATGGTGTCATGCCTAACTCAACACTGTTCAACCACTCGGTCACTGCTTCAATGTGTTCAGCAACTTCTTCTTCAGTGATGACCTGCTCAACCAATGTGAGGCGTAGCGTGTTGTCAAACACAGCCCAAGTCACACGCTTGGCATCAGCACAAATATATTGCGTGATACCTTGGATGCGCCAATAGTCGGGGAGGGTGCCTGAATACTCACGGCTTGTTGTCTTCACCTCAAGGATGTGGCGTGTCTCCTCGTTCCACCCGTCAAGGGTAGAGATAAGATGGCAACCTTTATCTGTGTCGTAACAGAACAGTTCCTTTGGTGTTTCAAAATCAACACCGAGTCTGTCGCCAGCCCACTGAATGATGGTGTCTTCAAGGCGGTTGCCTGTCTCCATCGCTGCATTGGGGGTGATAGGTGTAGGTGCAACACCTGATAGTTGTTCGGCTGCATAGTGGTCTTTCTTTACGAAAGGATGCAAGCCATAGATAGCGGCTGCTGCACTGGCTGAGATACGGCGGTTGCCTTGCTCATCCATGTAACGCTGATTCAGCCATGCTTGTGAACCATGTGGTTCTTTGTGGATACGGTAACGATTGAAAGTCATTTAACTTCCCCTTCTCTGTGTAACAGTTGTTGCGTCACAGAGTACAGGTGGGGTGTGTCAATGTCAAGCGTTTAGTAAAACAATTTTCCTGACCATTGCAACAGGGATATAAAACAAGTTAATACCCTCGCCATCGTGAATACTTTGCAGTAAAGTCACATGGTTTTCTTTAGAGCCAGCGTCGCCAACAGGCACAAGAAAGCCTACCGACTGGACTAACACTTCACCGTCGTCTTCTACTTCGTCAAGTGTCAGCCAGCCTGCATCACCGCCACACGCATCAGCCCAGTAGATAAGAGCCACTGGGTATTCTTGCGGTGCGAACTCAGTCGTCTGTTGGGTCATCAAGAGGTTCCCCTTCCACTCGGCACTCAACACAGTACCGTCCCGTCTTTGACAGCCACATCTCTCCGCATTGCGGGCACATAAAAAGGTCACGGGTATTTGCCATGCCTAAATAATACTAGAGGTTTAGGCTGCTTGGGTTTGCTTACTGCGTAAGGATTCTAACTGTGTTACAGCCCAGAAGAATTGGTCTTGTTGTGCTGGTTGAACATGGATTTTAGATAGGAAATACAGGAGTGTTTCAATTGCTTCGTTAGTCATAGGACTTAAGACTCTATCACTACCAAGGCTTCGTAATGTAATCCTCAACCTTTGTCATACGGTTTTCAATGCGGTCAATAGCATCACGCAATGAAGTACCACCGTTATTATTCATGTGCATCTCAACAGTAGTGATTGCTTTATCTAGTCGTTGTCCCCACCGAAAAACAGGTCTAACAAGACTACGATAGATAACACCGATAGAAACAATAGACCCAGCAATTGTAGCAAGAACACTAACTACCGTCATTTCCCGTCACACCACTGCCAATGCCAGTGTTCAAACTCTGGCGACTTCATGTTGTCCCCTTGAAGATAAAACCCAAAGGCAGGTGCGTTCTCACACATCCACTTAAAGCCCTTCTTATCGGATGCCAAGCCGACAATGTTGCCACCCTTGCCTTCCGTTGCCAGGTCAATAGCAAGACCCCAGCCGTGGTTAGAACCCGACTTACCTGTTGGGTCTGGTGCAGCAGAAGGTGCTTTGCCTTTCTTAAGAATCCATGTCTTGTTGTCAAACTTGCGGGTCACTGTCTTTGGTTTGCCGAGGCGTGGGTCGTTAGGTTTGGCTACTTCGTAGCGGTCCATGAACATGGCGAACTGTCCGTCATAGGAACGGTAGTCACCGATGTTGCGGAGATGCACACCTGCTGCCATTGCTGCGTCATACATTTTGTTGAACGCTTCGGCTGCTTCCTTATACATTTTGCCACCAGTTTTGACACGGACAAGGAGGTTCTTGTCAAGGCGACCATTGATTTGACCTTTCAAACCTGCTGGTACTACTAACTTTTTATATGGGAGTGTCTTTGACATTTTTATTCTTCTTCTATCCCAATACCAGCAGCGATGGCAAGGATGTTAATAGCGAAAGCAACTGCGCTAATGTATAGAGCCTTATCTAGCGTGTCGCCAGACAGGGTGATAAGCATAAGTCCAGTGCTGGTCAACCATAGTGACAGGCTGATGATGGCTCCTAGATATTTACGCATAGGTTGTACTTTATCACTTTCGTTTAGTTGGGATAACCATGAGGGATGTCATGATGGTGATGGCGATGAGGGCACGGCGGGTACTGACAGGTACCGTTGAACCAATGGGGACATAGGTGTCTATTGCCCCACCGAAAACATTGACCGATGCTTCAAAGGATTCACGGACAGCAACGGGTGCATCTTGTACGGCTGAGACAAGAGCAACCAGTTGTTCCTCACTTAAGTCATCAACTACTAGAGCATCAAAGACTTGGGTTGCTTCCTCTGCGGTGATGGTAGCCAACGCTTCAGGGTCAGTAGCCAAAGCCACTGCTTCTTCAGGACTTACGACAGGAGGCACTACGATTGGTGGCGTAGTCGTGGAGGTAGTAGATGTACTTGTTGTTGTTGGTGCCAGCGTTGATGTTGTCGTGGTTGGCACGGTTGATGGAGGCACAGTTGTTTGAGGAATGGGAACAGTAGATGTGGTGGTTGTTGGCAACACTGTGGTTGTTGTGGGCGTTTCTGTTGTGGTGGTGGTAGATGTACTTGTCGTGGTTGGTGGCAGCGTTGTTGATGTTGTTGTTGTACTGGTCGTTGTAGTTGTACTAGTTGTTGTGGTTGTAGATGTAGTGGTTGTCGGCTCTTCAGTAGTAGATGTCGTGTTGGCTGGTTGCCCATTGAAACCCAACTCGTACTGCTCGTTCCAGCCAGGGCTACCACGCCACACATCAGGTTGGTGGCAGCAAGTACCCGCCCGTAAACGATACCGACCAGGCTGCACCTCTAAAGATATATACGACTGCAAACCAAGATGGTCGTCGTTAGTTGCTAACTGAACACCTTGTTCGTCGTATAGCCACAGTTGAGGGTCAGAGTTGAACCCGTCAACCATGTATGTCTGCGCCACAAACTGTGTTGGCACGGTGTATTCAAACCAGTAATCCGTTGGACTAGTGATGATTGGATTTTCTGCACTGACATCAGATGCCAGAAACAGAATGGAAAGTACAACCCCTACGAGGGCGTAACGGCTACCCCTTTTTGCCGAAGGCTGCTGCAACTTCTTCTTTAGTGAGGGTTCCGTCTTCAGACCATGAACGAAGCAACGCTTCAGTTACTTTACCTGCGGCTACTACACCTGCGATGGCTGCTGATTTCCAGAGTTCTACTCCGAAGATTGCGCCACCTGCTACGGCTGCGAGTGCGGATGAGCCGAATACCCCAAAGATTCGGAGGACTAATGTTTGTAGTTTTATCATGGGTTTTCCTTTGGTATCCATCGGCAGGTTTGTTCGTCAAAGTCTACATCATCCCGATTGCATGGGGGTATGAAGGCATCCCGTTGTGGGTCGTAGGTGAACCCTGGTCCTGCATAGTTTTTGCGGAAGTTTCCGTTGTATGAGGTTTGAACATAGGTTCCTTCACCGAACTGTTGACAAAAGGCTTGACCTATGGCTTCGGATTCGTTGCCGTTGGCATCTAGGATGTCGTCGTTCCCGATGACGATGACTCTGGTGACTGTGTTGTTTTCTAGTTGTGCAAAATGTGCCATGTTTACGGTCCGTAGTATCTGAATTGTGCGTATCCTGAACCACCTGCTGCACCACCATAGAATAAAGTTTCCCTAATGCCGCATCCGCCTTGTCCTGTGTTGGCTGGTCCAAATGTTGCTGGCGTTCCGTTTGTACCACCAATGTTTTGTGCGCCTCCGCCTCCGCCTCCGTAACCGCTGCTTGCTGCACCACCGTTACCTCCGTTTTGTGTAGTACCAGCACCCGCAGAAGCGTCTCCGCCGACTCCACCAGCACCACCGCCGCCGCCACCTGCACCACCATAGGTAAGACCGCCTGCATTTCCATTACCTGAAGCACCACCTCTGGAACCAAAACCACCAGGACCGATAGTTGGGTAAGCACCAGCGTTAGCGGTAACAGTGGTACTTCCAGCAATACTTGATGCGTTACCACCAAGACCCGAAAGAGCAGCACCACCTGCGCCAATTGTGACAACAACACTAGACCCAACAGAGATAGAAGCCGAAGTAACAACAGCACCGCCTCCGCCTCCACACGCTTGAAAGTCATCCTCGTCTGCACCAGCGGAACCGCCACCAACAACAAACAAGTCCAGAATAGAAGTAATAGCCAAACCGCTAGTGCCTGAAGTTGGGCGTGGGTTTGTCCAAGTGCTAGAACTATTGAAAGTTTGGTATGCCTTCAACGAATAAGTAGTGAACGAACCACCAATAGAACTGGTTGTTACAAACCCACTAGAGTTTGTGACCCTAAAACGAACATAATAAACAGTGCCATTAGACAACCCTGTGGCGTTGTAAGTACAAGCCGTACTGGTCGCACCCTGCGCAATGGTTGAGTTAGTGGAAGCAGTAAAAAAAGCCGAGTTGCCAGAAGCAAACGATGCTGAAGTTGAATACTGGAACTCAACCAAAGTAATGTTGCGATTACCTGTTGTGTTTACAGTTGCATTAAAGACAGCAGTGTCTTGGTTGTAATTAGTTGTAGACCCAATCGTTAAAGTGGGGGCTACAACTGCACCAGAAGAAGCACCAAGAAGCATTAGGCTGCCGTGTCTCCAGTTAACACCCATTCAGTGTCGGAAATTTTAATCAAAGAGGCGACAGAGTATTGTACTCGCAGTTTCAAACCGTTAGCCGAACGCACAGTAACACCTGTATCACCAACAATTGTTACCTGTCCAGCACCATAGTTAACCACAGTAACAACAGCCCCGTTAGCAAAAGCAATAGAAGAAGTAGGAACCGTAAGGGTCATGGCGGTTGCTTTATTGCATTGCATCGTGCAGTTAGCATCAACCAAAGCAAGAGTAAAACTATCCGTCTTAGCGGTCAATGTTGGGGCTGCAAGTTTAGGGGAAGTAACAGCCGCATCAGCAAGGTCAGCAGCAACAATCGTTCCATCAACAAGGTTCGCAGAAGCAACAGTGATAGCACTCGGCAACGCACCCGTAGCCAACTTACTTAAAGCAATCGCAGCAGAAGCATCAATGTTGGCGTTAACAATAGTCCCCCACTCAGGGGCGGTACCACCAGAGTTAACTTTCAATACATGGGCTGCGGTACCAACAACAAGTTCAGTAAAAGTACCAGGAGTACCCGAACCTTGATACACAACAGAACCAGCGTTAGCATATTTAGATACCAACTCGTTTGCGTGGTTTGCATCAGTAGCGGTAAACACAGGATAAATAACAGCACCAACATCATGTGCTCGGTCTACGGTGTCATCCACTCCACGACCAGCAACAGATGGACCCCACGCTGAAGTAACAGCAGGGTCAACCACCGTCAATGTAGTAGAGGAAGCATAGATAACACAAAGTTTTTCTTCCGTGGTTGTGCCTGGGTCTATAACAACAAAGAAAGGTGTTCCACTTGTTGACCATCCAGAAATTGCTGTTGCAAGGGTGATGCTTGTAGCGTTAAGGGCAAGACCGCTGCCACCTAAAGTGTTTGATACTGGCGCACCCTTGTATGACCTTCTGCTTTTACCATTGACTGCCATAAAACTCCTAGTTTTCTACCGAACGCAAGGTTACTACAAGCGTCCCTTCAAATGCCCAACTGTTACCCACAGAATCCACAGGTTCCCAAACAATATCCTCAAGAATGACATTGTGCGTGAAAGACCCTATTTGTAGGGTGACAATACGAGGGGATTCAATCAGTCCGTCAAAGAAGGTTTGCTCCTCATCAACATCGTAATAGTATTCCTTACCCCTTACCGTTATTGACTTATGTAACATAATAGGGATAGAGAAAACCTGTGAACGGAACGGGGCGGCATAGGCTCTAGCCATCCAACGAGTAAAAGTTGGTCCCGTCGTGGCGGTGCCACGCTCTAGAACAAACTTAAACTCTGCTTCAATGGCTTTAGAATCCGACCCGTTAAATGAGTTCTCCGTATCATTAGCCACAGACCATGTGCCTGCCGATTCGTATGCACCGCCATCAATTTTCAAGTATGAAGTGATAGACCCGACAAGGGGGGTTGAGCGTGTGTCTATTTTGGCGATGAACTTGCGGTCTGGGATGCCCCACCGCCATGTTCCTGTTTCTATTTCTCCTGAAGCAACTAGGTTGGCGGAGTCTTCAGCGATGATACCTATACCCGATACGGCAAATAGTTTTTTAGTGGCGAATGGTGTTACTGGGTCATCAAATATAACGACGCTGTTTACGGTTGCGGTGCTGGTATGCATGAGGTCGGTAGCAAACGCTGGTGTGTTCGGTGCGGTAAAGACTGATAAGTCTAATGCTCCTAAACCTGTTGATACACCGTCGTAGTTTGTCCATGTGAAGTAGGAAAACCTGCCGTTTGATGCAAAGTTTTTTACTGCACCAGAGGTGGGAATAAGTTGTCCTGCGATTAGGTTCGCATCAGTATCGGTGGAGCAATACCGTACACCCTTGTTTGTGCCAAGAAGAACAAACCCAAGGTACGCACTGATGGATGTAACCACTTCCCCTGTTGGCAGTTGAAGGGCTACAACACCAGCATCTAAAGTACCGTCTGCCTTGATAGTAATTTTATAGATAAGGGATTTCTTACCCGAAAACCCTGCTGCATACACAGCGTTTTGTCCTGTGGCTAAACCAACCCATGTAAAAGTTGTGTCGTCTGGGGTGATTGCTGCGGTAAGTGAAGTGCCTGATGCGGGGATGAGCCTTAAGACATGACTGTATGCGCCGAACATATAGTTCTTTGCAAAGCCTATAAGATAAAAGTTGTCTGTTCCTGTAACAAACTTTGTTGCGTCCACCACGGCTGGGTCAACACTTGTATCAATTTTGCGTACACCATCAGAAACAAAAGCAATATAAACATCGTTGCCATCTGTTGCCATTGATTGCACATTAGAAGCAGGTTCGCCCGTGCAGTTGGTCCATGTAGGGCTAGACACATAAGGGTTGGTAGTGAACTTAACATCACCATCCAAAGAAACATAAACACGAGTACCACAAACAACCATGTGTTGCGTAGTAGAAGCGTTAGACAACGAAACTTTAGTTGCGTTATGTAAACTCAACTGTCCCTTAACCCAAGGGTTTATACCTTTAGATTTGTAAAACCGATAGTCCTTAGACTCGGCAGTATCAGCATACTCTTGCCCCGCACCGCTATGCCAAGAATCCTGCCCTCGTCTCCACAAACCACCAGGGTTAATAGCAGCCTCGCCAGGGGTAGTTGAATCATCCGTAGAGTCACGCACCCGCTGCTCATAACC